CATATGCGGAAGCCTATGGAGAGTATCCACACATGATTATTGTAGATAACGCTATGAACGTGGTATCTATGGCAGGCGATGACTGGTCTGGACTAAGAGAGATTGCCAAGGCTATGCACCATATAGCCCGTGAAACAGAGGCGGCTGTGGTACTGTTGCACCATACAAGTGAAGCAGAAGGCAAACCAGACTTGCCACCAAGTCGTAAATCTATTCAAGGTAAGATCGCACAACTACCAGAGATGATCCTTACCGTGGCATTGGTGCCACATTCAGGCGAGTTTCGGGTGGCATGCGTGAAGAACAGATTTGCTAAGCACAGCGCCACTGGTGATAACTACTTAACACTATGGGCCGATGCAAGCAGAATGACGATATACTCAGACATACGCGAGATGCGTGTCGGTGTAACTTCAAGGGAGATGGAATGAGCGCAGCGAATAAACGCAAAGGATCCACATTTGAAACTGGCATCCTTAAGTGGCTACGCTCTAAAGGGGTTAACGCAGAGCGTTTGCGCCTAGCGGGTAAAGATGACGAGGGTGATATCGTGGCGTTTGTCGCTGGTAAGCCTTATGTTTTTGAACTTAAGGCTACTGCCAAGATGGACTTGCCGCAGTTCTGGCGCGAGGCTACAACAGAATCGGCTAACTACGCTAAGGCTAGAGGCATCACACCAGTACCACCAGCCTATGTCATCGTCAAGCGCCGTATGGCAGGACTTGACCAGAGTTGGGTAATTCAGGATCTTAACCAATGGTTGGCACAAAGTGGTATCGAAGCCTGACCTTGGCGCTGTGCTAGAGCATTACGGCGTACATGTCGTAGAGCGTCACGGATGGCAGGCATGTAAGTGCGTGGTGCATGAGGATTCTCATGCCAGTGCGGCCTATAACCTAGATAAGCAGGTCTTTAACTGTCTAGTATGTAACTTGCTAGGGGATGTGTATGATTTAGTAGCACGCAAAGAGGATATTAAGGAGTTTAAGGATGTTAAACGCAGAGCAGAGAAGATTGCTAACGGAAGCAGCAGACAAATATCACAACGATCTAACGCCACAGGCAGCGTCTTACCTAGCGGCACGCGGCATAACCAAGGAAGTGGCAAGTACATTCCGTCTTGGAAGCGTCGTAGAGCCTAGTGCTGGCCATGAGCATGCAGTTGGCCGTCTGTCAATCCCTTACATCACTCCTGCTGGTGTTGTTGGTATTAAATTCCGTGCCATTGGAGATGGCACTCCTAAATATCTTTGGCCTACAGGTCAAAAGATTGGTCTATTTAATGTTGGTGATTTACATAAGTACAGCGACACGATTGCCATTTGCGAAGGCGAGATTGACACGATTATTGTTTCGAGTTTCACAGGCATACCTGCTGTTGGGGTTGCGGGAGTATCACAATGGAAACCTTGGTTCCCTAAGTTGTTTGAATCCTATACCCGTATACTCATCTTCGCAGATAACGACGTTAAAGAGGACGGGCGTAACCCTGGTCAGGAACTTGCTGGAAGGATCAAAGAGGACTTGAATACCGCAACTGTGGTATGGTTAGAGCCTAATCTCGACGTCAATGAGACGTACCTTAAGTACGGCTCAGGATGGTTTACAGATCGGATAAGCGCATGAAACGACCTAAGTTCATTGACGTATCGGGGCAGCGGTACAAGATCAAGTTCGACCTTGCTGACCCTGATACTTACGGCCTTACCACATCTGACACAAACACGATTCAACTACGCCCAGATATTCCAGAGGATAAAAAACTGCGCGTACTGGTGCATGAGATTACTCATGCTGTTATCTTTGAAACGCCCTTCTCAACCCGCAAGCGCTTTGATGTAGAAGAAGTATGCGACATTATCGGCTATCACTTCCTTAATGTCTTGCGCGATAACCCAGAGTTAGTTGTGTACCTACTTCACGAAATAGAACGTGAGGATGACGACGAAATTATTAAACCATAATGCCTTTCTTTATCGGCGGGCCTAAAGATGGCGCACCAGTACCAGTACCGTTATGGGCTTTAAGTGTTATTGAAATGGAGCAGAAATTGTACAATGGTGCTACAATAGTGTATTACTATGAATTGGACGAATCAAACCATGATTGGTTTTACAAAGGACAGGAAGGTGCGTAATGAGTGAGCAAGAATCAGGATTTGCTTTTAGCCCTGGGCTTACTGAAAGATATTGGAATGGAGATTTTAACCATAGACCAGACCCAGCAAACCTTGACCGTCCGCTGCCCTGGGATTCGAAAGTGACACGCGATAACAACTTTGCAACGGAAGTATGGAAGGTATGCGATGAAATCGGAAATCTCCTCATTACAAAACAAGCCGATTATGGTCCAGGTAATATCAATAACGCTCACGGCGGTCCTATTAACGGTTTGCTTGTCCGTATTGGCGATAAATTCGAGCGTCTTAAGAATCTATTCTCGAACAAAACAACGCCTAATCACGAATCTATCGAAGATTCGTTCAAAGATCTAGCCAATTATGCGATAATCGCATTGATGGTCGAGCGAGGGGTATGGCCCAAATAAATGAAAAAAATCGTAGTGGTATCTGATCTTCAAAGTCCTTATCACGATGTCGCTGCGACGACTGCATTGGCTAAATTTATCAAAGCATACAAACCAGACGAGGTGGTGAGTGTAGGTGACGAGATTGACTTTCCGCAAATCTCCCGATGGGAGCAAGGTGGGCCAGGAGAATGGAAATATGACATTGGAAAGCACCGTGATACAACGGTACAGTTACTTGAATCTCTTAAAATCTCTCATATCTCAAGATCGAACCATAGTGACAGACTTTACAATAAAATCCGAAATAAAGCCCCAGGGCTTCTCGGCCTGCCTGAACTTGAAATCGAAAAGTTTCTCAAGTTTGACGAACTTGGAATTACATATCACCACCAGCCTTACGAACTTGCCCCGAATTGGATACTTGTTCACGGTGACGAGGGAAATGTCCAGCCCACCGCTGGCTCAACTGCTATCGGACTTGCAAAGCGGAGTGGTGCAAGTGTCGTATGCGGCCATACACACCGAATGGGATTAACACACTGGACGCAATCATGGGCTGGCAAGTCTAAGACTGTGTGGGGTTTAGAGGTTGGTCATCTAATGAACCTTAAGCACGCTAAGTACATCAAGGCTGGGCTATTTACATGGCAACAGGGCTTTGGCATCTTGAGCGTAGAGGGAAATACCGTCATTCCACAACTTGTTCCTATCGTTAACAAATCTTTCATCGTAGATGGAAAAATTTGGCGATGGTAATTGAGATTAAAATGTCACCAGGTGACATTTCTTACGCCATGACTGAGGCAGTATCACGGTTTAACTTCAATCGTGCCAGAGGCAATGATGCCTCTAAGGGTGCCGCCCCGACATGGGTAGAACAATTAGCGCGTGAAGTGTCTGGTTGTTTAGGTGAGTTAGCCATCGGTAGATGGATGGATAAGTACCCATTCTCGGTCTTTGAAAAGCGCAAGATGGGTGATGTTGGTGAATTTGAAGTACGCACTACCGCCTACGTGACAGGTAAATTAGCAATCAACCCAAATGATAATCCAGAGCGTAAGTATCTTCTTGTTACCCTTCCTAACTACCATACTGCTAATATCGTCGGTTGGTTGTGGGGTTATGAAGCGCAACAAGAACAATACTGGGATGACAAGATAAGGATGCCTACCTACATGGTTCGCCAAGAATTTCTGCATGATCCTGCGAGTTTGTTATGAGTGATTGGCTATCAGAGGCTACGGATGTAGCCAGCCAAGTGGCGCGTGTGGTGCATCGTAAGTATTCCGTCTACTTCGATGTATCAGACCTGCGCCAAGAATTACTTGTCTGGGTCTGGCGTCGTGAAGATAAGGTGAAGCAGTGGCTAGATCATAACCAAGAGCCAGAGGATTATAAGGGTGGGGTAAAGCAGTTGGGTAAAACGCTTACCCGCCAAGCCGATAAATACTGTCGTCGCCTTAAGGCTCAAAAGTTGGGCTATGAAATTAGAGATGAACAGTATTACGACCCTATTACCCTTTCCGAATTGCTGCCTTTCGTTTGGGGTGATGTGGTTGAAACGACCAATAT